GTTTGAGACTGCAGAGGAAGCGTTTATCCACTGCTTACTCATCACACTCTCCGTTCGCGCACCATTCGCGCATGTTTCAGGTAACTGCCGAGAACCTGTATGAATCGGCGTGAGAAGTAAATGCCTGAAATCGTTGAGAATCTGTAAGCGCAGCGAATTTGCGTGAGCCAAAGTGAGGCTGCAGATTGAGGCTCATAACCTGAAGGTCATCAGTTCAAATCTGGTCCCCGCAACCAGAAAAGCCCGTCAAGTCAACAGCTTGGCGGGCTTCTTTGTTTTTGCACTCAGGCTGTGACTGGCCGTTCGCGCACTATTCGCGCATTGGATGCCGCAGCGGCGCCATGCGCATCCGGTGGATCCTGCCAGGCGCTTCGGCCGGATCATCAAGCGGTATCAGGGTGTAGTCATCGCAGCCGTGGCTTTCAGCGAAATGCTGCGCGCCGATGTGGGTCGGGAACGGCCCGACGTGCCACGGGCCGATGCGGAGGATGTATTGCATGAGTGGAGGCTACCCCGCCCACGGGGCACCCTGCGCTGATCGGGCAGCCCGTTCACAATCCGTCACAAGCCTGTCACTGTTCCCGTCGCTACCGTGTGCCCAGCGGCGGCCAGCCCATGCGGGCGTTCTACCTAGAGATCACCGCCAAGCTGATCATCCGATCCGATTCCGACCCCGACGACCTGCCAGCGGACATCTATTCCCACCTGGCCGAGTTCATCCCCTCCGATGACGACATCATCGACATCGAGGTGAACGCTGTCCCCCTGCCGCCGGACCTCTGTGGATCAGCACCACATTGATGAGACGCGCCTGGTCACCCGGCGATCGGCGCGCGACCAGATCCACCTCGCATGGAACTATCGCTGCGCTTACTGCAACGATCCGCTCGGCCGCAGCCCCACCCTTGACCATGTGGTACCCAAGGTTCACGGCGGCCTCACCGTGCGCGCAAACCTCGTCTCCTGCTGCCTGATGTGCAACAGCCAGAAGGGACACAAGGAGTGGATCAGCTGGTATCGCGAGCAACCCTTCTGGTCTGCACTCGGTGAGTGGGCGATCGCGCAGTGGCTGGCCGATGGCGCTAATCTTGCGGCCTAGACCTTTTTCGAGGATCTAGGCGGTACCGCAGCGGCCGGCTGCGGTGAGGCGGGCACCGCGTGAGGACCCGCCACCGGCCAACCCAATCACGGCAGGATCCTGCTGCACACCCACAGCGCGATCAGGCAGGTCACCCAATACTCCACCACCAGGATCAGCACGTCGTGGAGCATCAGCGGGCGAGCAGGTGGTCAAGGTACAGCTCCGCTTGCCACAGGTCGCTCGAATACCTGCAGGTGCCACCAACGCAGCTGCGGTAATAGACCTCACCCTTCACGGGCATGATCGTCTCGATGCTGCCGCCATCGCGCTCGGTGCGGCTGATCACTTCAGGCCCGAACATACAGATCACACCTGGCCGCGAAACGGCCGCCGCTTCTCTTTGATTCTGGCAACTCGTACCCGCAGCGCTGCTGGTTCATCTCCCAGAAGCGACAGTCCCAACACATTGGCGGCCCACCAGCTGGCCGCAGGTTGGTGACCGCGGCGCGATAGATCGATTGCGCTCGCGGCAGCGCCTCCTGCAGCTGCACTGTGCCGGTGTCGGCCTCGATCTGCAGTTCAGGCTTGGGGCCGAGCACGATGCGCGCGTGCCAGTTCCGATCGGAGCGGCTGCACACCAGCAGCAGGCGGCCGGCGTGCAGGCTGATCATTCGTCTTCGCCGTAACTCGGTTGGTGGAAGATGCGCTCGAGCGTCATGCTGGCCGGTTCAGGCTCACCGGCGGTGACATGTGCCGCCACCGGATCAGCTGGGTTGGCAGCCACGAACACGGTTGGCCAGTGCAGCTCCTTCACCACCACCATGCTGGTCCGCGGGCTGCGCACCAGCACCCACAGCGCAGCGCGCTCTAGCAGGTTCAGGCCGGGCAAGTGCATCATGGTTCCAGTTTGCCGAGCAGACGGTCGAGATACCATCTCGCTTTGGCAGCGTTTACAGCAGGCTCGCCTTTATCCCACATCCTGAGGATGTAGCGCAGGACATGCCCCTGGCAGTTGCCGAGCACTGGATCGGGCGCGCGCGCAATAGCGGCCTCGATCACGTCGATCGCTTCGGCCGGGCCGTAGCGGTAGTGGGCTGGGTTGATCTGGTCAGTCATCGAGCCAACTCCATGCGATGCGTTTGCAGATACGCCATGCGTGCTTCTCGTCAACATCAAACTCAGCCGCCAGCTGGCGGTAGCTCCACCCCTCGCGCTGAAGCTGGCGCAGCTTGCGCACCAGCTCCGGCGTCAGGATCGCGGCGATGTTCTCCTCGCCGGCCTTGAACGGCCGGCCGCGCGGGATCACCTCCACTTATCCCCCAGCAGCTGCTGACGGCACACCTCGATCGCCTGCTGCGCCTGCTTCTGCGTCATCACCGACTCGGTGGCATCCATGGCGCGCACCACGCGGGCAAGCATCTCGGGGTAGCTGGTGTCGCGGAAGTTGGCGGCAATGTCGCGGCAGAACTCCTCCCACAGGCCGGTATAGATCCCGTTGGTGCGGCCGCTGCGTTCGTAGAGCGCATCCATCATGTCGGCGCGCTGCTGGTCGAGTTGGACTGGGTTCATGGTTCAAGCAGTTGGCGTAGGTGGAGCAGCTCAGCGCAGAGCTGCTGGCGGTTGCGAATGCCGGTGATGCCGTACAGCTGGTCGATGCGAACGTCGATCAGCTGCTGCAGCCGGAGACGCTCATCATGGCGCCCCTGCTGGTAGGTGCCGCTATCAGTGAGCAGCTGCTCGAGGCGGTGGCGCATGTCGGTCATCGCTGAGACTCTCGCCATCTCTTAAGCGAACGCATAATGTTGTTCGCTCGCACTGGTCCAAGGTTTCTCACTCTGGTTAAACCATCAACGCCGGCAGCCAAGACCTGCTCAACGGTTTGATAGCCGCCACGCTTCAGCATGTTGTAATCAGTGGTTGGCAAGTCCACGTCTTCGATTGCTATGGGTAAGGCGCCAGAAGGCGTCCAAGCCGAAATCATGCCGCCACCTCCACCGTTGCACCAGGCCAGCGTGCTTCGGCGTATTTGATTGCGTGCTTTTTCGATTCAGCGCGCGTGATCCACGTCATCGGCTGGGCACCTTGCGGGTAGACGATCAGCCGAAACTCTTTGGTGCGTGTCTTGGGCCGCGGTCGGCTGATGCCGTCGCCGTGCTTGCTGGTGGTTGGTTCCTCGCGCCATTGCCAAGGCAGCATGGCGCCGGTGATCTCAGGCATTGGTCTCAGGTTCGAGGTTGATCCACTCCATTTGCGACCACCACTCGAGCCATGTGTCGGCGGCGATCAGCTTGGCCTCGCACAGGCTGCGAGCCTGCACGCACTCGATGACGTTGGCGGCCTTGATCTGGAAGTAGAAGCGGCGCTCAGTCATGGCTGAGCCTCCTGCCATTCGCCGCACCATGCCCATTGATGCGTCAGCGGCCATAACGATTCAGGTTGATAGCCGTGGCCGTCGCCTTTTCGTGAGTGCCAAATCAGAGGGTGAGGCGCGTACTTTCGGCACATGCCAAAGCCGTCAATGTCGTCATCTTGGTAGTAACTCCAGTAGCGGCAGTTCTCGCAGGCGGGGCGGCTCACTTGCGCACCTCCACCACCTGCTGCGTGCCGGAGTGGGTGGGGCTGTGATGCGCGCCGGACTCAATGCCGATCATGGCGAACACGGCTGCAGCGATCAGCAGACAGATGGCGTTGTTGATGCGGTTGATCATGATGCGAGCGCCTGACGGACGCGATAGCGGGTGAGGTTGAGGCGGGTGGCGATCTGTCGCTGGCTGAGTCCCGTGCGACGCAAGATGCGAACGCGGCGGGTTTCGGATGCAGTCAGCCAGTCGATCACTGCCACTACGAACAGCAGCGGCAGGATCAGCTTCCAGATCACCAGCAGAGTGGCGGTGAGCATGGATGTGTTGCGGTGCCCGGTTGGGCGTCCCCGTATTGTGCCCTGTCCGCGGTGCATCCTGCCAGCCGCTGTGACAGTTCTTCACACGGCGTTGCTACCCACCGCCAGCTCCACAGGCACCCGCAGAACGGGCACGCTTTTGTTCGTGTCCGGCGTGCGCGCCCAGCCGATCGCCACCAAGCTCACCGGCAGCTCGACCGTGTACCAGACATGCCGGCAGTCCACACACCTCCGCTGGCGGGTCACCTTGTCAGGCTGCTTTCCGTTGGTTGCGATCGCCCTGATCTCACCGCTACCGCAGCGTGGGCACTCCATAGGTATCCTGAACCTGTACCCCGCCACTATGGCACAGTGAACTTCGGTCAGTGGATGGCGGTGGAGCTATCGCCAGAACAACAGTTCGAGATCGAAAAACAAGCCCGCACCCTGCTCAACAGCAAGGATGCGGGCGCTATGGCTGCTGCTCTCCTCAAACAAGCCTGCTACCAGCAACAGCTACTGCAGCAGGCCGTGAACGAGATCGCTCGTCTTGAGTGCGAGCTGATGGGCTTCCCTAGAACAGATCCGCCTCAGTGATCTCGCTCACCACGCCATCGGTGGCCTGCGCCAGGCTCTCGGCTGCGCTCTGAGCGGTGACAGGCGGCACCCAGTCGCGCGGCGGCTGCGCCACTGCGCTTACGTAGGCAGTGCCATTGCTGCTCTGCTTCTTCCAGCCGCTCACCGGCACCTGCACGCTGCCGTACTGATCCACCGGCTGGCTGAGCACGAACGCGCACAGCGCGTCCAGCTCCTCCGGCTTGATGTTCATCCGGCCGCTGAAGTCCACCTTGCTGTCGGGCTTGGTGGACTTGAAGATCGCCAGGTTCAACTTGAAGCTCATGGTCTGGGTTGGGTAGGTGGATGGTTGGGGATCCCGCGCAGGTTCCGAAGCTCATACGCCTCGACCTCCGCGACGGGATACAGGACACGGCCGCCGATCTTCACGAACCTTGGCCCGCGGTTCTGACTGCGCCAGTTGTCGAGCGTGCTCAGCGTGACGACGCCTCGCCACCTGGCTGCCAGCTCGCGTGGCTGCAGGTATCCGGGCTCAGAAGATTTCATCTGCATCGCTTGCCTCCACCACCTCAACCGGCTCCGCCGCCGGCTGCTTGATCTTCGCGTTCAGCTGCTCCACGGCCGGGCGCACCGTCACGGGCTCCACGTCCACCACCTCCTCCTCGGTCTGGATGCCGACCAGCAGCTCGGGGATGTACAGCCGACCCCAGAAGGCCGCGGCGCGGTAGCGGATCATCAGCTCGGGCATGGTCTGCCACTTGCTGCCGCTCTTCGTCGCCCAGCCTTCCTTCTTCGCCATCGCCATGCTCAC